ATCTATACTGCTTTTAGAAACTATCATAAATGGGAACGCTTAATACGAAACATAAAAAAGGGAGATGTCGTATTGAATTGTGTCGAAAAATCAAAAGGTATGATTGACGCAGACAGCACACCTAAATATGGTGGTAATATTTATGAAAACAATAAGTAAGTTAAAAAAAGAATTAGATAAGTGGTTTAGTCTTTACATAAGACTTAGAGATGCTACTGATGAAGGAATGGTGCAATGCTTTACTTGTGGATCAGTAAAATATTATAAGTCAGGTATGCAGTGTGGGCATTTTCAAAGTAGAAGATATTTACCAACTAGATTTGATGAGCAAAATTGCGCTCCACAATGCGTAGCTTGTAATATGTTTCGTGGAGGAGAGCAATATAAGTTTGCCTTAAACTTAGATGCTAAATATGGAGAAGGAACTTCAGAAAAAAAACAAGAAGAAGCAACACAAATGATAAAGTTTGCTAGATGGTGGTATGAAGATAAGATAAGTTATTACAAGGAAACTGTTAAAAACTTAAAAAAAGAAAAAGGAATAGAATAATATTTTTTATAACTTTGGGGAATGCAAATACCAATTTATGCAAATGAAGAACACAAAAGTATAATAGAGCCTTATATTTTAATGTGTAAAAACTTTGCAGAAGAATTAGCAACTAAAAACAGATACAACAGCTATTTAGATGTAATAGAAACTATTATTGAATACTCAAATAATTATGGAACAGGAACTAAAGATAGCGGTAATTTTTACGATTGGCTTATGGTAATACCTATAAATTTATCAGTAGCTACAAATGGTTTTTTTTGCGGTTTAGAAACAAAAAGAAATGCGGCTGTTTTAAGAGCTTATAAAGTAGTTTTAGAGCAAATGTTACATGAAGTAGCGGAAAAGCTGTATGAATTAGAACCTAGTAATGAATAAAATTTACATAGAAATATCTAAACTTACAGATAAATTTAGAAAAATGGCGTATGGACTAACAACAGATGAAAACAAAGTTAATGAAGCAGTGCAGGAATTAATGTTGTATTTTTTACAAGCAAACCCAGAAACAATAAAAAAAATATATGATAATGATGGTATACTTGGCATAACCCGTTATGGTGCTGTGGCTTTAAGAAGAGCATTAAGAAGTAAAAGAAGTAGTTTTTATTATAAGTATGAAAAGTATTATACACATATTGATAGCTTTAATGGTAATTATAGTAAAACTAGCACTAATAATGATTACAAATGTAGCAATTATTATAATAAAGATTTGTCAAATGTTGCAAATGAAGAAATAGATAATACACATTTAATTAAATTGGAAATGATAGACAAAGAGTTAGACAAGTTAAGCTGGTATGACAAACAACTTTTTGAATTATATTACTATGAAAATAATACTTTAGACAGTTTAAGTGCTAAAACTAATATAAGTAGGAATAGCATATATACAACAATAGATAAAGTAAGAACAATACTTAAAAAACAATTAAATGAAAATGTATGATCCTATAAAAAAAAATACTTTTGTCATGCAGTTTGGTTTTTGGCATGAAAAAGATAACAGACAATATCATTTATCTAAAAATAAAAAAAATGAAAAAAGGAAGTCTAGTAGTAATATACCCTAATTAAAATGAATAGGTTTTTTGTGCCTAATGAAATCTATGAAGATAGAATTACAATTTGCAGGAGTTGTGTATATTATTTCAAACCTACAGGAACTTGTAAAGATTGTGGTTGTTTTATGAAGATCAAGGCACGAATTGCTCCAATGGAATGTCCGCAAGGCTATTGGCAAAAGACTACCGAAATGGAAACTCCTGATGACTTGCCTCAAGAAATTATAGATGAAATATTAGATATGTGGAAAGACTTAAAAACAGGAAGAGCAAAAAACCAAGCTGCAAAAAAAAGAATGATAGAAACCTACAATACAATTTTTAACACTTCTTACAATGTAGGGACTAATTGTGGCTCTTGTTTATCAACTTGCTTTGATGGAATAAAAAAACTATATAAAAAATACAGCGAATGAAAATACCAGATTATTATAAAGGAAAAAATGGCTACATGGCAAAAGATGTAGTAAGCAATTTTGATCTAACTTACAATATAGGAACGGCTGTTACTTACCTATTACGCAGTAAACGGAAACACAGTGACGGAGGCATAGAAGATATAAAAAAAGCTATAAATCATTTACAATTTGAATTAGATAATTTAACAATAGAATTAGACAAACTTAAAAATGGCACTATATAAATGTGACTGTTGCAATAAAGAGAAAGAAGTGCATAAAGCTAAAATTATTTATAAAGATAATAAATGGGTTAGTGACGTAATTTGTGAATTTGGAAAGTATATGTATTGTAAACCAAACGAGGGCATGCCTAATATAATAAGAACAGAAGAATCATTAAGCAAGAAAAAAAAGCATGACAAATTATGGGATAGTGCTAAAGAAAAATTAGTAGGCGAAAAAGGAGTTAATGAAAATTATTAATAATGAAAAAACCAAGAACAAGAAAATACTTAAAATCTTTAACAAATAAAGCAGTTAATTTTTATTTTGAAAACCCTAACACTAATTTAAAAGAATTGTCAGAAAAATTTAATTTAGGGCAACAAAGAATAAGTAAGGCAATAAGTGAAAAAATTAAAAAAAGATTTAATAATAGTTTGGCAAGAAGATGTGAAAACTATTAAATAAATAAAAAAAATTTCTATTATATTATTATGAAACAACAAGTTAAGATAAGCAAGGTAAAAGCAAACTTAAGCAACCCTAGAATAATTAAAAATGATAAATTTAAAAAGCTAGTAAAGTCAATACAGGATTTTCCTGAAATGTTAAAGCTAAGACCTATTGTAGTTGATGAAGATATGATGGTGCTGGGTGGCAACATGAGATTGAAAGCAAGTAAAGACGCAGGACTTAAAGAAGTATGGATTGAAGTAGCTGAGGGTTTAAGTGAAGAACAAAAGAAAGAGTTTATAGTAAAAGACAATGTAGGTTTTGGAGAATGGGATTGGGATATACTTGCTAATGAATGGGATAACATAAAGCTAGGGGAATGGGGTATGGATATTTGGCAACCTGAAAAAAGTGTGAGTAATGAAACAGATTACAGTATAAATAGCTTAGATGAAAAATTAGGAAGATTTTTAGATGCTAAAATAAAAAATATAACGATACCCTTTGAAAGTGAAGAATTTTCGTTAGTAGTAGAAAAACTTGAAATATTATTATCAAAGTATAAATGTGAGGATTATAGGGCTTTAATATATAAAATAATAGAAAATGAAAAGGTATGAACTAACTAAATACGAAGACTGTAAAGGTTTATTAAAAACTACACCTATTAAAGAACATTTTGATTGTGTAATAAAAAAAGACACAGCGTTTTATATAGGTGGTAAGTGCATCGGTATTTATGTAAATGTAGATAAAGAACTTTTAAGCTATGTAAGGGAATCAGTTAAAGACACTAAATATGTTGAAACTTATCGTGCCAATACATTGCCAACAAAAAGCAGCGTCTTTGGTGCATTGCCAAGAGTAGCACTAAGAAATGACTTTTGCAGGTTCAGCAACAAGACAAGTGAAGAAAAAACAAACACTAATAAACTTTTTACATTTCAAAAAACGCTTTGTGGTATATATAAAAAACATTTGCCTGAACTTTATGAGCATGATTTAAAACAAGCTAGGGAAAAAGTAAATGATGATTATAGGTTAATAGACACGCCTTACACTACAGCCAATATAAATGTAAACCACGCTATAAAATATCATAAAGATAGTGGCAATATAAAAGAAAGTTTTAGTAATGTGTTAATACTCAAAGAGCATTGCACAGGTGGCGAATTAGTTTTACCTGAATACCGTATAGCATTAGAACAATCAGATGGTGCTTTGTGTATTTTTAGCGGACAAAAAGAAATACACGGGGTAATGCCTATTAAACCTTACAAAGAAGATTTTTATAGGGCTAGCATCGTTTA